GGCATTCAGACCGTGAATTGCCTTCAGGTCTTGTGCCAGTTCTAAGGAGTACTCTGCCTTCAGTGCTCTGGACTTCGCAGTAACGGTGACTTTCTCGATCGAGAATGCCATCTGGTTGAAGGCATCATTACCGGTGCCATCAAGAGATTCTGCGTCGTCTGTACGCATACCACCACCAACGTTGTATGCGGTGGAAGTTGCAGAGCCAACGGGGTTCAGAACAGAAGGATTGGTTCCTGCCTGAGAATTAGTACCAATACCTGCGTCTGCGTCTGCGAAACCATTGGTGAGGTCGGATCCCTTGTCCTGACCAGAGAATGCAGAGTCTACTTCGTTGAAGAAGGTCTCAGTGCCACTCTGATTAGTGTAGCGGGAACGCATTGCAAAGATTAGTCCGGTAGGACCAGACATTGGTTGAACACCTGCGAGGTCATATGCGACCAAGTTAGGCATAGAACGTCTGATCAAGGAGATCAGAACGGGATCGAAACCTGCGGTAGGACCTGCAGCAGCAGAAGAACCGGTGAATCCACCGTTACCTACTTGGTTTGTGGGTTGCTCAGTAAGCATTCCACCTTCGTTGAAGGCAGATTGCTCACGAAGGAATTTTTCTTGGTTTTCGAGCAGGACAGCGGTTACGGCTCTACGATGAGAATCTTTGATTTCTTCGCATCCTTCAGCATTAAGAAGGGGTGCCCACTTTTCCTGCAACTGTTCGGATTGGAACATTTGCTTTTTACCTATAAAAGTTTAGTGTTTGTTTAATGTTAAATTCAGTTTTGCTTGCCAAAAGAACCCAGGGTTCTGAGATAAGCAGTCATGGAATCAGAGTAAGACTCAGTTCCAGAATGATCTACTCCCTCAGAGAGGGTTTCAGATTTAGCAGTGGAAGACTGTGGTTTAGAGGAGAAATATGACTCCTTAAGTGTCTCCAGCTTTTCACGATATTCTGTCTCACTTTCAAACTCTACACTTTCGGAAAGTGAAGCGAGTTTCTCCTTCTGTGTCTGTGCAAGACCTTCGGATACTTGATCTAAGATTCCATCAGCAACCGACTCTGCGAGTCTCTTGTTGAGGGAGATATTTCTTTCGATCTGCTCGTTGAGTTTTGTCTCCATATCATCAAGTTTTTCTACCATGCTCTCAAGCACATCATATTTTTCTTCAGGGATTGATACATAATGTTCTTCAAAAAGACCCTTCATTCCTTCGAGGAATGATTCGGTCATTTCAGTCTTAAGACCAGCTTCAACTGCGAGTGCATTCTCTTCAAACCACTCGTCAGCAACATACTCAAGATAAGAATCAACACGTTCTGCGAGTGATTCTTTTGCTGCTTCGATTTCCTCAGACAGCTTCTCTTGATACTGTGCTTCCAGACCTTCTTTGATTTCAGCAACCTTGGCATTGATTGCTGCTTCAAAGATGGTTTTTGCTTTTTCTTTAAATTCTTCGGAAAGTTCTTCACCACCGAGGAGAGCATTAACGTCTTCTTCAACGTCATACTCAACAGTTTCTTCTGTTTCAGCAACTACTTCATCAGTAGTAACTTCTTCCTCTTCAATGGTTTCTTCAGTAGAAAGTTCTTCTTCTTCCTTCATGCCTTTCATTGGGTCTGCTGCTTTTGCTCCTTTGTTTACTACATCCTTAACTTGCTTAAGAGTACCACCAGGGGTCTTAAGTTTCGCAGAATCGTCGTCGGGCTTATAGTTCTCGGGGGTAGGACCACCAAGATCTTCTACACCTGCTAACTGAGTGCCAGGATCTGCCATTGTAGGCATAGGATCAGCAGCTTTTGCTCCAGCATTTACAGCAGTTCTGGATTGCTTAGTGCCTGCTTCCATTTCCTGTAAATTTTTGTCACTAGACATTTGAACTCTCCGGTTTTCCGTATTTAAAACTATATTTATTTATAAATTAATAAACTTTATCAATACTTCAAAGATTGTTGAGAAAATTGTTAAAGAGATCTAACTTTTTCTCGTCAAGTTGTTTTTGAGTTACAAGAGTATTGATTTCTTTGTATGTTTTTGCTGCATACTTTTCACGAAGGATTCCTCCATCCCATACCCATTCTTTTCCTTCCATAATTCCTTCAACAAATGCATCGGGAGCAGAGGGATCAGCAACGATATCAGCAGCAGTTGCCAACATAAAATCATCACCAACAATATTAACACCTTCACGAGTCATTTTTAGTGAACCAATACCTCTAGAAGAAACTCCAAGTTTAACTCCCTCTTCAATCAAAGAAGATGCAATCTTACCCATTGGGGTACTTAAGATCTTTGCTTTGCCAACAAAATTAGAACCAGATTCTTTCAGAGAAACAATCTTATGTGAGACACGATCAAGATTGACGGTTGGACCATCTGGATGACCGAGTTCACCAAGTGCTCTACCTGACTGAACATGATTTTCGTTATATCGAGAAACTTCCTTACGAAGAGTTTCCATAGGATACATACGACCATTACGGTTTTTGATGTTTCCCTGAAGAAAAACTCCTTCGATATACATTGATTTCTTGCCGTTCTTTTGTTCGACAAGAAATTCTACTGATTCGATTTCTTCTCTAATAAGTTTCATTATGCTGCTCCTGTAACTTGAACTTGTTGGACATAAAGTTTTCCTGATCCAGAATCAGTTCTCGCAGCAACCATTAACGAACCTCTTAATTCTGCATATGCTGGATTAAATGCTTCACTAACTGATGATGAATTATGATCTACAGTAATTCTTGTACTGAAATATCCACTAACTCCAGCACTAGTATCAACAGATGATACAATTTTGTGCTCAAAATCAAAATCTGATTGACCAGTTACTGTAAGGGTGACTGCATCACCAACAGCAAATGGTGATCCAGTTCCTTCTGGAAAATCAATCGTTGTTGCAGTTCCAACAATAACATTTACTACTCTTTGAGATGCTGGTCTTCCGATTGAAAGAATTGCTTCTCCCCCACTTGGAATATAATAATCAGTGGTGCTTCCAGTAGGTAAAGTACCAATTGCAACATGATGTCCTTGTGAGACAGCAACAAATCTTAGAGAATCACTTTTATGTGCAATAGCACCACTTCTAGCAGAGGTTCCACTAGTTGTTAAGGTAGTAACAGTACCTATACCTTGATGGACAGCCATTATAGTCTAATGTTCATTTAGTAGTTATTTATAATTACTCTTGCTCAGAAGTATCTTCGTCTTCTACTTCAACAGTATCTTGTCCGGTAAAAACAGAATCTGCTACCATAGGACGAAATGCATCAACTCTTTCTGATGACTTTGCAAAAAGTATATCTTTGATTTTATCACTGATTTGGGAAGGTGATTCATCAGCAGTAATCATATCTAAAAGTTCTTCCATTAAATTTTAAAATAAACGGTAAAATTATTTATATTTCCCCACCCTTGGGAAGTTCTGGTGCCTCTGTTGCAGATCCGTCTACTTCAGGTTCCATTTGAGGTTTTCCGAGATCCATACTTGCTGCACTATCTAAAGGCATACCAGTTTCTGGATCTACTGTTGCGGGATCTGGAATTACACCATCTTTGATTTCTTTTGCAATTAATTTATCCTGTTCAATAATCTCCATATCTGTTTGACGCAAAATTTTACGACGAACATAATCTTGAGAGTAATACTTACCAATATAAGGTTGTGCAGTCTGAGCAAGAGTTAGTCTCTCATTCAGAAGTTCTGCTTCCTTGAGTTCAGAGAAGTGATTATCATAGAGAAAATCATACTGAATATGCTCACTCATGACCTCCCAATCTTCTGGAGTAATTACATTCTTTAGGATTAATTGAGTCTTCAGCATATCATTAAACATGTTGGAGAATCTTTTTCTCAAACGACCAACAAACTTAGTGAACTTAAGTTCATCTCTCAAGATCTCAGAAGATCTCCCCAAGTTAAACCCACCTTCGCCATCCATTCGTGATGGAGGGACGTTAAGTGAACGGTAGAGTTTCTTTTTAAAATACTCAATATCAGTGATTTCACCCAGGTTTTGTCCGCCAGGGAGAGTGGAGATTTCAGTTCCTCTTCCACCCTCACGTCTGGGAAGCCAGAAATCTTCGAGCATTGCCATGTATTTTTTGTCATCACGGATCTCTCCTGTATTTGCATCATAAACAAGTTTATTGCGATAACGAGTCATTACATCACGAAGGTACTGCTCTGCCTTAACCTTAGGCAGATTACCAACATCAATGTAAAAAATTCTACGTTCTGGTGCTCTACTTAAACGATAGATAACCAGAGAGTCTTCAATCATTCTTAATTGATTAAGAGACTTAATTGCTTTGTGAAGATATGAAAGAGTTGATCCCTTATTTCTATCTACAAGACCAGAAGTGCAATATGTAATTGCATCTTTTGCAATTTTAATACCTTGTGATGCACCAGTTTGCATTGGGTTGCCAGTAGGATATACTGACTTAGGATTATAGATGAAGTACTCTTCAATCTCAGGGAAGTCATAATCCATTGGATTATCACTCTTGAGTTGTGCTACTGCTCTTGCTCCCTGTTCTCCAGACTTTTTCTTTTGTTGTCTGACATAACGCATTTTCATTGCGTCAATATAACGAAGTTCTTGAATACCCTCTTGAGGATTCTTCAAGTCAATGATTTTATGATAGTAAATGCGACCGTCAATATACCAGTTACGGTAGATTTCATGTGCTTTTTTATCAAAATCTAAAAGATCGAGGATATACTTAAACTCTTTACGAATTTTATTTTTAATGCCATCACTAGCATTAAGGTTTGACAGTTCAATTTCTACAGGACTGTCGTTTGAATCAGAGACAACTGCTTCATTTACAATATCTTCAATAGCACTATCCGCTTCAGGATGAAGTGACATTTCACGATATCTTTTAATCAAATCAAATTCAGTGCGATATACACCTTCAATGTCAACATAAGAACCAAAAAAACCACTACTCATGTAGTGGTCAGCCCCATCCTCATT